TTATGCTCTTAAAAAGCAATATACAAAAATAGATGCATTAGGAATGGCATGGTGGGATGATGTTATTATATTTAATTGTATGGACAATACCATGACTGACGATCCACTTGAATATGCAAAGGACAAGGGAGCAATAAAATCTAGGGTAAGGTTTGGACCTGGAGACTCTAGGAAAGAATTGTTGCAAGTTATTGAGAAAGAAGACTATGTATTAAAAGATTTTTTTTCAAGTGGACCATTTAAAAGAAATACTCCTGAAGTAAGGTTTACTAGTAGTTGTAAAGAAGATATAGATAGTAATGACCCTGCCCGTCTAATAGAAAAAGAGAGAGAACAGAAGGAGGATGCTAGACTTTTTGGAAATGCAGAATTGGAAAACAAACATGCCCTTAGTGTAGTTGCTCTCAAGATGAAGAAGGCATTAAACTATTTTGATGAACAATTAATGACACCTAGTGATAAATCCAGAAAAGCAATGATACACTCCTCCGCTCAAGAGTTGCTGCAACCTAAAACTTATTCACTGATGTTAGATATAGAAGGGCACAATCAATCAATGCAATATGAAAATACACACGAATTGGCTGAGTTCTTAGGAAATTTATACGGAGAAACAGGTTGGGAATCAATATCTAATTATTTTGGACAACTTATGGTCTATCATTATGATGAGTATGAAAATAAGGTGATTACGAGTACAGGTCAGAAAGGAGGTATTGAAGGTTGGCTGAACCCATTCTGGACTCTTCATACGACATTAATGATGAAATTATTGAGGGAAATGACTCCATTGGAAATAAGGAAGATATTGGTATACTCAGATGATGTTAATGCAATAGTAACTCTTAATAATGATGATGAGAAGACTGTAAATAGTACATTTAAGATGATAACTGATCATTGTTTGAAATTTGGAATGGTTGTGAAGATGTCTCAGACTGCACTTTCAAAGCACAGGATAACTATGCTCAGACAACATTATAGTGATGGAGTTAGAGCTGATTCCACTCTCAAAAAGTTAATATCCACTAGTGGAGCAAACAATGCTATGCTTATGTCTGATGAATTAGAAATAGCAGGAATCTCTTCATCTATATCTTCTGCAATGGATAATACAAATCATCATGAAACATGTTGTTATCTCAAAAATTTCAAGTTTGGTCTCTTAATGGCAAGATTACCTCATTCGATATTATCACAGTCTCGACCTGGGACAATGGTATCATCAGAGAATTTGCCCAAGAATATATCAAATTTTCTTTATCAAGTTAAAGATGATAAAACTTATATGTTAAATGATAAATTCTCTAATATTAAAAATGATATACAGAATGATATTTGTCATTATTTAAATAAAAATCAGTCAATGATTAAAGGGAATACACTGGAACTAGCATTGAGCAATTTATTGACTCCCAGTGTGCAAGGTTATAAATATGTTGATAGCCCTGATAGAATGCTTTATTTACAAATTTATGATGATTTTTTAAAGGATCTATTATTCTTCTGGTTATATTCTCCGGTTTCTATAGGAGGTCTTGGGGCAAGTTTACACATCAATTTATTTTTGTCAGGACATAGTTGTGGATTCACAAAATCAATTCACTACCTACATCAGTGGATAAAGTTATATTCAGTTGAGAAGGAATTTTTTTACAATTACCTTGAGAATTCACTAGGTATAAATAAAGATAAAGAATCAAACTTTGATGAAAAAAGATTATTGAGTAGTAACTGGCCAAATGATATCAGTGTCACATCTGCAACCACAAGTATATCACAATCATTAAAAAGTATGGTCCACAAGAAAAACAAAAATAAGAGAATAAAGGAATTATTTAAATTAGAGGAAGAACAACCATTGTTGAAAGAACAGATAATTGATATTTATAGGAAGAACTTCCACCCTAGGATTGCACAATTCTATTATGAGAATACATCAACACACTTTCTTGACTTGTTAATTAGTAAAGTTGAGACAAGTTCCTCGATTCTAGTGAATGTATCATCTTTACCAAGATTGAGAAATTCCCTAGTTAAAAGAACAATTGAGAACATAAGATTAGCAAGTAATATCAAACCATTGAGATATGGGGACTTGAGTGATAATAGTCATATAACTGAATATTTATTGAATAGAAGAAAAGATATGTTCCCAAATATCAATTTTATAAATGTTGCTGAAATCTTGTATGATAATTCTATAGAAGAAACTCATAATAGAGATATGATTATAACTGTCAGACAATCCAGCCCTCATCATTTTGATCGTGGAACAAGAGTATTTGATACTCCTCAACATGGGAATGAAGTTCTATATAAAGGGGAAATATTAGAAGAAGATAGGATGACACAGAATAAAGAGGAATATATGGCTGCAAAAGTTGTCTCTGTTACAAAGTGGATGCTTATGAAATTTAAAATTCATATGGGAGATCCAGATTTAGTTGAGAAATTTGACTGTGTTATGGCATGCAATTTGGCCCTCCAGACCTTAACAGGTCAAAGATTTAAAGATTTAATAGGACACAGTCCAACGGAGATAGGGGGGGAAATCCTGCACAGGATCCCAAATATGAGATTTAATACATCAACGTATCTCAGAGCAGAACCTAATAAATCCTTACTATATACATCTGACATTGACCAAAGGTTGGTAAATAATTTAGGATTGGTAGATAGTAATATAAATTTTGATTATCTCAGGTTGAGACTTATATTAGCTATGATAACCTCTGAAAAAAGTATAAGAGGTGGAAGGTTTATAGCTAAATTCAAGTTAAATGATTTAACAGGTATTAAAGATGTTCAATTTGTTATTCCAATGCAATCTTCTCATATCATAAATCTTAATTTTACTGCCTATGGCCTCAATGTTGGACATAAATTCTGTACTAAGAGATTTAGGTATATGGCCTCCCATTATCTCTATAGTGAACAGACACTAGATATTACAACAATTCCAAATCTTAACGGAGATAATATAATAACTTTGGTGGGAGAGGCATTAGCAGATGAGATGATACTATCTTATCTTCATAAATTAGAGAATGAGCATATGAGTCTATCATCAAGATATTTAGATATAGTTAGCTGGATGCCACTATTATCCAGAATAAAGGAATTAGTAATTGAATGTAAAAATATGAATGATAATGATTTATTTTTTTTCTTGACTACGAGATTGTCAATTGTGTTAGAGAAGAAGAAGAAAATAAGAACAATTAGTAAAAAGCATAAATTGGCAATGATGATGCAATCTCAATGTCTTATAGATTTAGATGATATGAGACCAATGGATGATGAATTCAAAGAGATAATTCAGAGAATGTTAGATTTGTCAAAGAATCCTGATTTACAAGCTACTGTTTATCCAAGAATGGCAAAATATCAAAATATCCTTCTAAATTTAGATAATCACAGGAGGAAAATGGCACAATTCATAGCATGTGAATATGCAATATTGTTATTATTTGCAACGATTGACAACGATCATGTAGTTGAATTAGATGTAGATAAAATGATAAATAGCCTGAGATTTGATGGGATCTCTTTGCCATCTCTTGCTCTATTATGTCCTGAATTATATTTACAGATCAGTTTAGTAGGGGATTATTTGTTCGAGAAATCTATTCAGGAAGATATTTTGGTTATAAAGTCAATCCTATTAGAAATTAAAGACAATAATATATTAGCAAATATGATCATACCGGAAAAATTGCCCAGCACAAAACCAATCACCACTCTTACAAGGTTTGAAAATGTCCCTGAAGAGAGCAGGAATCTTGAGTATTCGTTAGATCAGATAGGACGAGCAGCTCTAGATACAGGTGATGAAATAATCCCATTATTGAAGTTTGTGAAGAGGTGTTCATTCGTTGGAGCTTCTCCATACATCTTTTGCAGTCCAACAGGGTCTGATTCATATTCTTCTCAGTTTGGATTATTTCAACTGTTAATAGGACAAGGCCTAATCACCACAGAGACTAAGATTTGTGATTTGACAGCCGGTAGAGGGGATATGAGATATGTAGCTGATCATCTGAACTTGAATGTAGATTCGTTCAGCAGATCAGATGTTTTTACCCAAGTCTATCATCATCCAGATATTCGATTTGATGTAGAATATGATATATTCAAGAGTGATAGTATCAAGTTTGTTCTTCAATATCAGTGGGTACATGTTGACATATCCTTCACAGGGAAAGAGGGTACAAGCGTGACAGATCTAATATTTATGTTGGAGGAAAACAATCTTGCATATTCAATAAGATTGAACTCAGTTACTCTGGAAAATCAAGAAATGAGTGTATTACATAATCTACCTCAATATAGCCATTTTTTAGCTTATCCATCTTCAAAATATAATAAACCATATCAAATTTACCTTGTTGGAATCCCTGAATATGATATGGAATTTGAAGCTGGGTTGACTATGAAGCAAACTAGTGCATTTAGGAATATTGCCTCTGGATACTCTAATCTAATATCTACTGGTGCAAGGTTACTGAAACTGGAGGAAGAATGTCGTAATTCTGTATCAATCTATTTGCCAAAAGTATCAGATATGGATATGCTAATGAAACAATTATTAGTAGAAGAAGTTGTTAATTCAAAATTGTATTATGCAAAACGATTCATATCTGAAATTGGTGTCCAAGAAAAGATATATTGGTCTGAGGATCACATATCTCCAAAAATGAGAGGGACTTATAATCATATTTTCGATAATTTGCAGCACCATAATATTGCATGTTATTTGGATAAGACTAATGATTCTATCGGGAAAGTCAATGATACTATAATTCCTTATCATATCCTTCACTTAGAATTCTTACAGTCTGATAATGATGGAAAAAAGGGAGAATTTTTCAGTGAATTAGACGAGGCTCAGGCAATTTTTTTTAGGCAAAATCATCCAATCCAATCAGAAAGGTCTAAAAGCAATATAATTGTAGGAATGAAAAAATTTAATTATAATTTAGAATTATCAGATAGGATAAGCATACAAAACTTCATCTATGAACATGAAAAGTTAGGGATGTTTCATAGTCAGCAATTTCAGAGAGATTTTGCTCTCGCAGTCAAACTCCTGATACTATCAGCATCAGAGGACAATTATTCTTTCGGAATTAATGTTCTATGGTCAAGGATAAGGAATTCTTTCAGAATAAGACAGTCAGACGTGAATATAATAAAGATATATAGACAATTGAGTTATATATTTGATGAGTGTAAGAGGATGCTGGCTTCTGGAAGAATAACAATACAAGAATTAAATGCTATAAGAAATTCCCTAGAATTAGAGAGTAACAAAAGAAGATTACAGAGATTAGATAAGAGAGTATCCTTGGGGGAATATATGGGAGAATATAAAGAAGGATTGGATTTAGAAAAGGAATTAGATTCCTTGTTTTTATCACTATCTAACTGGGCAGAGAATTCATCATCTAGTAACGAAAATACCCCAGAATTGGAAACAATTGCAGATATCATAAATCCAGGGGAATTGGACTTCGATATAAATATTCTCAACCATATAGAAAATACATTGAAGAGACTAGGGATATCTGAACCGAATAGATTTGGTTATATAGATCTAGGGGATATAGGCCCAAATCCGGATGACAATCCTGACTATTGGTAACTGCATATATATGATCTCTACTCTAAGGAAATTACTTAAATACGAGTGAAACAGATATATTTGAGTATATATTTGATGTGTATTTTAGACACAAGTATAAAAATTGTGGATACACACTCAAACATATACTCTCAGGCTTTAAAC